GTCTAAACTGTACCTATAGTATGAGGGGCACACATCACCGCCCCGCTAACACTCAAGACTTACCACTAATGCTCAACCAGATTCGCAATTTCGGTTACACGATGAAGAATCCAATTCCCCGCAAAATCTTCTTCCTGTACCACTTTGCCCCCAAGCGTTATAGCGAGTTCTGTGACCTGATGTATACCCTGAACACTGAACTTCATCAGGGAACTATCAGTGTGGCAGAGCACAATTCTACACTCCTTGCGTTCTGATTTCGTCTCTTAAGTAACAACAAAGGGGAATGAGATGCGCCCCTATAAAGACACTCACACAACACACAGTTTCTTACTCTTTTCTTTACATCATGACCAAGCAAGTTCTCACCTCTCTCCTGGCTCAAGGTAACAACGGCAACGAGATTCTGCAGATCCTTGATACTCTGGTTGAGGATATGACTCAAGAGAATATCAACGATGCCGCTGCACATTATGCTGCGATCTCTACTGGTACTCTGGAGGCTATCGACTTCTGATGTATGATGCAGAGGGGCCATTGAGCCCCTCTGATTCTCACTTTCCTCTTTCATTTTGCTATTCACACCATGAAGAAGCTTGATCGTCAAAGGGAGCAACTGATGAAGAGCTATGGTTACACTCTTCATCGCAAATCATCACACATGATCTGGAAAGATTTGGATGGTCGCATTGTTACCACTAGTAGCTCTCCTTCTGATGTCAATGCTCTGCGACAGATTGAGCGTCAACTTAAAAGAATGGCTGTGGCTTGAGGTATATCACGAATGGTTGATTCGTATTGGCAGCATTCGTGAAGAGCAGTCTAAGTTTGGTGGGGTTTGTTATATTTTGGGCGCCCTATATTAAAATAGCTAACTACCCTAACCTACAGAGGTGACAAATCGACCTCTAAATATCAATCTCATAAAAAATTTCCCGGAGGTATTTCAAGTGTTAGAATGGACTCATAAAAAATTTCCCGGAGGTATTTCAAGTGTTAGAATGGATTCATAAAAAATGACAAACAAAAAAATTTTCCCAAAAATTTCCACTCACACAACCTTTTATGAAGAGATCACATATATCTGGATATGTCTCGTAGAAACTCTAAGAATTATCGTCGCAAACCGTACTGGCACTTCTGGAAGGTCGTTTTCGCAGGGTGGTTAATACGGTATCCAAGACAGGTTTTCACGATATTCGGAGTGCCTCTGGGAATGCTGATTGTGTACCTATATAATGTGATGAGTAGGTAACATATGGTTTATGAGAGAAACTTCTACAGGGATTGAGAGAATATACCACATCTACGCAAAGAATCACTGCCTCATGCACTCCGTAAAGGAGGAGGAATTCGAGACGGCATGGACAACTCTCAAAAATTTAGTAGGACTTGTGCATACTGACTATAATATTGAAGATCTTTCATATGAAGAATTGACAATAAACAAGTCAGCAATCTTGGAATCTTCTCATTGACAAATGCATATATAGACTGATAGAATTGACATTGAAGGTTTATTCAACTTATGGCAAAAGGATTCACTGTAAAAGCAAAAAATCCTATTCCAGCAAAGGCTGAAGAATGGGACTATGAAAAAATTAAAGAACAGTTCAGAGGTAAAAGTTTAGTATTCTGTCTTCCTGGTCGAGGATGCTCTTTTACTTTTCTGAAGAACTTTGTACAACTCTGCTTTGATCTTGTGCAAAATGGTGTGAGTATTCAAATCTCACAAGACTATTCGTCAATGGTTAACTTTGCCCGATGCAAGTGCCTTGGTGCGAATGTTCTTCGTGGCCCAAAGCAAGTACCCTGGGATGGTAAACTCGCCTACGACTATCAACTTTGGATTGACTCGGATATTGTCTTCAACACAGAAAAGTTCTGGCAACTTGCTGCGTTGGCTCTCGGAGATCCGGAGAATGATGTGCCAGAAAAAGAAATCGCTGCTGGTTGGTACATGACCGAAGATGGGCGCACAACCTCAGTGGCACATTGGTTAGAGGAAGATGACTTCCGTAGTAATGGTGGAGTCATGAATCACGAAACTGGTGACACCATGGCAAAGCGTCGCAAGCCCTTTACTGTAGACTACACTGGGTTTGGTTGGGTTCTGATTAAGAAAGGTGTCTTTGAGAATCTTGAGTATCCTTGGTTCGCTCCAAAGATGCAGGTATTTGAATCAGGTGCCGTTCAGGATATGTGTGGAGAGGATGTGTCCTTCTGTCTTGATGCAAAGGAAGAAGGTTTTGAAATCTGGTGCGATCCTCGTATTAGAGTCGGGCATGAAAAAACTCGCGTTATTTGATAACAATGACAGAAGTTAAAAAGTATAATGTAATCTACGGTGGTAGAGTTATACACAAAGACCAAACCTTTGAAGAATCAGCAAATATTCTTCAAGATTATGCTGAAAAATTTTTTCAAGGTGATCAAAGTTTTGACCCAAATTTATTAGAAATGGAGGAAATTTGAAATGGCAGCAAAAGGCGGATTAAACAAAACTTTATTTGAACCAGGCGCTCCGAAGAAAACTCGTCAGGGCCGCTCTTCTCGTACACTACTTTCGGCAACTTCTCGTAATGGAAGGAAAAAGAAATACCGTGGACAAGGTAAATAATTGAATAGAAATGTCAGAGTGCTTAAATAACATTAGGCACTCTTTTTTTATGTCCGAAAAAGAAAGGCATATTTTAGATTGGATACATGAAGTATCTAAGGTAAGACCAGAGTTAGGTGGATTTGCAGTGTGTCCATATGCATCAAAGGCAATTTTTAAGATTGTAGAGTGCTCTGCAAAAGAAATCGTGCCAATTGATGGATATCAAGTTATAATATACATTGTAGAAGATGAGTTTGATTTAGAAACTGTTCAATATTGGGTTGAACATTATAATTTAAAGCATAAAAATTGGAAATTTTTTGAAGATTGCAAGTCATATGATACATTCATCAATGGAATACAGACAAATAATCAAAAATATAACTTAATTTTAGCTCAACCAACACAAAAATTGAGGCATTTCAGAGAAAAATTGGCAAAAACCTCTTACTACGATCTCTGGGATGAAAAATATCTGAAGGAAATACTTGAGGATGATGTTGATATCATCAAAACACGGGATAGCAACCCCGTAAAAAGTTCTGATTTACAAAAATCAGGAGAAAATCCATGGAATCCGACAGGAACACAGAATATATGATGAAAATGTGGGGCACAGATCGCTTAGTGACCGATTATGGGTCAATTGAGACTATTGATATTAAAGAAGAGAAGAAAAAATTTCTTCAAGAGATCATGAATTCGCATGAAAAACCACATGATTTTAAACAACAAGAAGAAATTCATCAAAAAATTCGAAATGATGAAGATTATGATGATTGGTCTTATGGAACTGAACCAACTTACGGAAAAAAGTGGTAAAAATGCTTAATAAATAATTTGTAAAACAATAATAAACCGTTTTTATTGTGCCAGTACCAGCATCTAAATTTATAGATCTTTCTTTATCGTTGGTAAACAATCCGACAACAAAAGATATTGGGACAGTAAAGGATCTTGATGCTATTAAAACCTCTCTTCGTAATATTTTACTTACTCGTTTGGGTGAAAGGCCATTTGAACCGAGATTTGGTAGTAGAGTTTATGATTCTTTATTTGAGCAAGTTGATTTTATTACACTAGATGCTCTCGCATCTAGTGTAATTGAAGCTATTACATTATGGGAACCTAGAGTCCAATTAACAAAAGTTGATCCAGTAGCTAGACCTGATGAAAATGAAGTTGAAGTCGTTATACAGTTTAATGTTATAGGCGCAATTGATGCTGGACCTCAAACATTTAATCAAGTATTTGTTATTGCAAGAACTCCGTAAAATACACAATAAACATGGCTCTAACACAGTTTACAAGTTTAGATTTTGACGATATTAAACAATCTATTAAGGATTATTTGCGAGCAAATAGTACTTTTACGGATTATGATTTTGAAGGATCTAATCTATCAATGCTCATTAATGCATTGGCATACAATACATATTTGACAGCATACAACTCAAATATGGTTGCCAATGAAAGTTTTCTCGATAGTGCAACTTTAAGAGAAAATGTAGTAGCACTCGCAAGAAATATTGGTTATGTTCCTCGTTCTAGAAGAGCATCAAGGGCAACAATTAATTTTACTGTGACTTTAGATTCTTCTTTAGTTTATAAAAGTGTGACACTTAAAGCTGGATTAGTTTGTATTGGTGCTTCTGGGGAAAGAAATTATAAGTTTGTGGTTCCCGAAAATATTACAGTTCCAGTTATTGAAAATGTTGCAACATTTTCAAATATTGTTGTATATGAAGGGAATTATGTAACTAAGTCGTGGACAGTTAATTCGGCAGAATATAATCAAAGATTTATTTTAGAAAATCCATTTGTAGATACATCTACTTTAAGAGTTAAGATTATTGATTCTGCAGAATCGAATAGGGAAGAAACTTATTCTTTAGTAGATAATATTGTTGGAGTTGATTCAAACTCTAGGGTGTATTTGATTCAGGAAATAGAAGATGAGAGATATCAGTTATTGTTTGGTGATGGGATAATTGGAAAGAAGGTAGAAAATAATAATGTGATTAATGCCTCTTATATTGTTACTTCTGGCGAAGCTGGAAATGGTGCATCAAATTTTCTTTTTAGTGGAATTCTTTTTGGCGATAGTTCAGAAACAAATGCAATTACAACTACAGTATCTGCGATAACTACTACATTAGCATCAAATGGTGGTGCTGAAATAGAGTCTGTTTCCTCTATCAAATATTATGCGCCAAGACTATACCAGTCTCAATATAGAGCAGTATCTGCAAAAGATTTTGAAACAGTAATTCCATACATTTATGACAATGCCGAATCTGTTTCTGCATATGGTGGAGAAGAATTAAATCCTCCACAATATGGAAAAGTGTTCATTGCAGTAAAACCAAAAAATTCAAATTATCTTTCATCATTTGATAAAAGAGAAATATTGAGCAAATTAAAAAGTTATACAGTAGCTGGAATAATTGCCGAATTTGTTGATTTGAAATATCTTTTTGTGGAAACGAGATCTTCCATCTATTATTCTTCAAACTTTATTGGAAATATAGATTCATTAAAGACAAGAATTATAGATGCAGTAACTCTCTATTCCAAATCTATCGATATCAATAAATTTGGAGGAAGATTTAAGTATAGTAACCTCACTACTTTAATTGACCAAACCGATTCCTCTATTGTTTCAAACATAACCACAGTGAAAATGGTTAGAAATCTTAGAGTAAATAAGAATGTATATACACAATACGAACTTTGTTATGGTAATCAATTCAATATGAATTTTAAAGGGTATAATATCAAATCAACAGGGTTTACAATATCTGGCATTTCAGGGACATTATATTTTACTGATATACCAGAAACCACAAGAAAGGGTAGGTTAGTTATTTTTAAAGTTCTTGATAATAACAACATTCTTATTGTAAAAAGAAATGCCGGCACTGTTGATTATGTTCGTGGGGAAATTAATATAGATACTATAGCAGTTTCATCAACTGAAAGGCCTGAAGATATTATTGAGGTTGAAGTTTCTCCCGATTCCAATGATGTAGTTGGGAAAAATGATTTATTTGTTCAATACAAACCAGATAAAAGTGTTTTCAATATGGTTTTAGATACTATTGCAAGTGGTTCGACATCAGCAACGAATTACATTTCAACTTCATCTTATCCAAACTCCAATCAATATATTAGAATAGTATGACGGATAATAAGTCAAGAATTTACCAGACAATTAAATCAATTCTTCCGGAACACATTTCGGAAAATTATAGCAACTTTGTTGGTTTTTTAAAGCAATACTACATATCCCAAGAATTCCAGGGTGGAGTTGTAGATATTTCTCGCACAATTGATTCATATAAAAGACCCGATATCTATACAAATGAAGTTATTGATGGTAAAACTACTTTAACCGCAGATATAACTACACAAACTAAAGAAATTGCAGTTGAATCTACTTTTGGTTGGCCAGAAGAATATGGATTAATAAAAATTGATAACGAAATCATTTATTATTCTGGTATTACAACGAACACATTTACTGGATGTGTTAGAGGATTTAGTGGCATTGATGCGCTTAAATCTACTGGCAATAGTGAAAAAGTTAATTTTAAGACCACAACTGCAACTGATCATAAAAATGGTTCTACGGTAACAAATTTAAATGCATTAATTGCGCAAGAGTTATTTAAAAAATATAAGTATCTTTTTGCTCCAGGAATAGGAGATAGAACCATTGCTGATGGTGTAGATAAAAATAATTTACTAAAACAAATTAGAAACTTTTATCAATCAAAGGGAACAAACGAATCCGTAAAGATTCTATTCAGAATTCTTTTTAGTCAAGAAGCAGATGTTATTAAGCCACAGGAGTATCTTTTTTCTTCATCAGATTCTGAATATGACATTGTTGAAAGATTGGTGTGTCGTTGTTTAAGTGGCGATCCAACAAAAATAAAAGGAGGAGTTTTAATACAGGAAGAAGAAAGCACAAATGTTGATATTAAGTATGCATCTGGTTCTATTACTGATGTAGAATCTCTATCATATAATGTAAATCTTTCTGGAAAGGATATTATTAAAGCTGGAAAAG